AATATGCAATGGTGGAAAACTTTGATTAGCGCCAAAATAGATATGCTCGCAATCGTTATTCTTTGCTTCTTGCAAAACGATTTGAGGGTCTTGTTCACCTACTACAAAGAGTGTACGCTTACCAAATGCCGGTGTGTGTTCTACTTCGGTTCCTACAAAGAAACTTACCGATTCGTGACCTACTCGATCCATTATTTGTTTTCCTGTTTGCCAAGTTCATGTGCAATCTTATGTTGTATTTTAACAATTTCATCCTTTAGATGCAACCGTTGTTTCTTCAAAACTTCCAGGGTAGCATCCTCAAACACACCGGTGCTTTCCATACCGTCGATACGTTTATCAAGTTCGGCATGATCTTTTTCTAGATGAGCTAATCTATGTTGTAAATGGTCAATCATTTGGTCTCCTCTAATTGGTCTAATTTGATTTGATCAAATTCTACTTCGTCTTCACTGGCATTATCCTGCGTGTCTTCAACATCAAATAACACATTAAACATGGGCCTTCCACTCTTGGCTTTTTTGCCTTTGAATCCTCGAGTTCCAATGATATCCATCCAGTAACGATCGTAGCTTTCGATAATCTCTTCGGCTTCTGCACGGTCTGGTGTGGCAAAGATGGCATCCACAATATCGCGGAAATACTTGTGATCGCCATTCTCGTTACGCATCATATAAGGATACTTGCCGTTATCATATTCGCGATTGGCACGTTGAACACTTTCAATGTGCATCCAAACATTATGACTCATTAACAAGGCATAACTGAAGCTGTCCCACGAAGTTTTACCTTCTTTGCCAATCTTGTTTAAATCACCAGGCTTGTATATACAGATATCTTTCATCTGTAACTGTTTTGAAATCGGGCTTTCGTCAAAATGATCAATTAATCCATCTGCAATTACAGCTGGACCAAATGGGCGTGTGTCTGTGGCATACTTTTTGTCATCCACAATAGGACTCATTCTGTAGCACCATTTGCCTTCGTGTGGAAGATCAATGTGATGATACACTTGACCGTTGGCAGTGGCCAAGAAAGGACTTGCACAGTCAAAGCTGATAGTGAAGCTAGGATTAACATAACGACGAACAGCACGTTGGATGTCAGTTAATAACACCGCCCACTCTAGTTTACTTGTGCCTAGGAAGTGCATCCAGTCGTGAACACCTTCTTTGAGCAATCCATCATGACGTAATGCTACAAGTCTACGCAGAATCAAATGTACATCACACATGTTCTGACCGCCCATGGCCCAACCATCAAAGTGTGTATCGGGATACTTGACAGGATCACAATACTCTTTCATGATATCATACCAGTCGTCGGCATTCTTATGATTGTCGCCTTGTAGCACGTTTAGGATCTTGGTGCCGCTATTGGCTTTGCCTCGGCGATGCTTCATGAAGTATTCGTTGTTGTACTTGGTGGCGTCAATTGCTTGTTGCAGGGTTTTAATTTGACAGGCATCTGAAGCTTTTTGATCATGTATTACCCAAGTTGGAATATCCAGGGTCATACAATAGTTGCTGATGTTGTCTAACCAGTTTAACACTGCCTTGCGTTTGGCTTCGGCTTTTTTACAACCTGAGTTGGCCTTCCAGTCACCTTCCCACAGGCCCTTGGCAATTTGGAATCCACCCGAGTCTCCCAGCATGAGTGTGTTGGGATCTCTGTTGCGAACCATGTCCTCGGACCAGTCATGCTTGTTCAAATCCAAGTTGGCATGTCCGCCTGAGTACAGGCTCCACTTGTACGGAAACAAACCTGTTTGATCATTGAGCCAGTTCATCTGTTCCATGTCCTGGATACCAGCCGGCATTCTGGCAGGATCTACATAAGGACCGTTGACTGGATCTCGTTGCTTGCCTACAAAGGTGGCATAGAAGCCCGATATGGCTGGCAGAAAGACTGCATAATCATTCTGCTTGGCAGTTAAGTTGTCTTGAGTCATTGACTTATTTGGATTGAGCTGGCAGAATATAATTGTAAACAGCCAAACCCGAATCCACAGTGATCATAGCAGCTCCGTCGTCACTGATCTTGAATGTTTTATCGCCAGTTAGATCAAGAATACTGATCACAGTTTTGATTGGCCAGGACCATGCACGTTTGAGTGTGCCTGCGACTCCGGGCTGAAACACAAAATTACCAGCGTGAGTAGAGTGGTCACCAAAGTAAAACTTTAAGTCGCCATTTTCGGTCTTGGCCTGAAAATTAACTTCTTCGGCATTGGCCTGTGCCTGCATCTTGAGTCGCTGAATGGCAGCCACAGTTGGCTCAAATTCAATATTCCAGTTTACGCCTTTGAATTTTACAGTTTTGAGTTTTTCGTTTACAATCTCACTGGCCATAAATCTATAGTTGTTTTTAAAGTCGCCAGTGGCATTTTTAAAGTTGATACCATCTGCGGCACCAGTGTCTTTGCGAGTCAGGCTGAGGTCTGCACCTTCACGATACTCCTGTAGATTTAACAAGATTTTCAACTTACTCAAATTGGGCATGCCAAACGTGCCAACAAAGTCTGCATGCGGGCCAGCAAATTGTCCTTCTACTACCACGGAGCGATCTTCGGCAATGCCATTGATCACAGTTGATTTGTCGTCACCGGTGATCTTCACCAGGTCAATCACGCCCAAGTCGTGTGTGTGCTCTACTAAGTCTAACAAATGATCTCTCATGTAATTCTCCTTTTGTTTATTGTACAGGGGTTATTTAGATTTTGCAACTATTTTGGTATTATTTTTGCCAGGGCCTGGCCGCCTCTTAAAGAGATAAAATTGCCGGGTTTCCGCAGTTCCAGCCAGGTTGTGGGCCCTTGATCGGTCCAACTGAATTCTACCTCATAACCCAAACTCTGTGCCAGTTCACGCACTAGATATCCCGGGGTGTAACAACAAAAATGTCGTTCTACTAGCATGACCCCTTTGGCTCGATCGCAATCGTTAAAGGTCATAGCCAATATTCCACCCGGTCTGAGTTTTTGATAAATTTCTGCCAGATACTTGCGAATAATCTCAAAAGGTTTGAAATTAAAAAAGTTGTAGGCCAACACAATACCAAACTGTTCGTCGGGCAACTTGTATAAAATTTTGTTGCTGTTGCGTTCGTTAATACTATAGGGCCTAAGGCGTTGTTGATACAACGGGTTAAACTGACTTATAGCCGGCTGTAACAAGTCATGTGATTCATCTACTAGATATAGAGGATCTGAGGCCAATAAATTATTAATGTATATTTCTTTTCCTGGTCTAATGATCATAGCTGGGTGGTGCCAATTGTTATATCGCATAATTCTTGTAGAATAAAACTGTTGAGTCTCGTCTGTGATGTTGGGCCGGCGATTCAAAACATATTCTGTAGATTCGTGAATCATTTCTTGTTCGTACAATCGGTAACTTTCGGCAAACCAAGGTTTCTCTGTATCAACAATTAATTGTTTGAGTTCGGCCTTTAATTGGTTTAGAAGCGTTTCAAATTCATCAAAAGTCTGTTGTATTTCTTTGTGTTTATGTTGCAATGTGTTGGCATGTTCGCCCAACTGAATTGACTCATGTGCAACTATATAGGTAATTTTTTCCAGATCAATGTCGGCCTGTTGACGAGTACTCACAGCCGACATAGCGTCGAGCTCCATTTGATAGTTGACCAGGTCACTCAGCTTCATATTACCACTCAAACAAGGTCTGAAAAGTATTTTCTGTGTTGGTCGCTGATTTAAGATCCCAATCCAACACACCCAGCAAGTTGTCTAGTTTTTGATCAACCACAGTAGTTTCCATTTCGGCATCATCAAATGGCAGGTCCTTGAACCATTGCGGAATGTGGGTTTCGTCTGTGGGATATCCGATACTGGTCCAACCTAGAGGATTGGCCTTGAGTTTACACACAATGGTTTTCATGCCGTCTACAATTTGCATTGAATATTTGTCGCCGTTCATTCTACGTAGATTGTTCCAGTTGATGGCCGCACGCACATGTCCGGGCATGTTGGCTTTGCCTAGACGTTCTTCTTCTTTGGCATACTTGGTTAGATTGTTCACACGCTTGGGACTGCCTTTTTCCCAACCCGGACGTTCTTTGAAAATATACTTGAACGCACGTATTTTTTCAATGATATCTTCACGTGTGGCACCTGTTAAGACATCGTTTAGAATTTCACTGAGAAAGTCCTGAATCACCTTAGGAGTATCACTGCGCTTCAAATCCAAGCCCATGGCCTTGACCTTGCCAGGAACACCATGAGTGTCTACACGTTTGTTTTCTTTGTCGTAGTACATGACAGCATAGCGTTTCTTGGTAATGAACAAGCCCTTGCTGGCCACAATCTCTCGACCACCGCGAATCACTTCGCCCATTTCTCTAGGTACATGGAATGCACGTTCCATAAAGCCCGGAAATGAATCGTTGACTTGATCCGCAATGCTGTTGTAAAGTTGCACAGCAATTTCTCTTGACCATGACATGTTGCCAGCTTCAATTTCTTTTTGTAGCACAGGATACGCTGTAAAATAGCAGGAATCTGTGTCGCCATAGATAATTGCTTCGCCCACATGGTCGTAATTGCCGGTGATACACTCATTGACATAGGCGTCCATGTGTTGGGCAATTGCACGGCCAGTGAGTGTTGTTGATTGTCCAATACGTTTGTCAAAGAACCTGCAACCAGGATTGAGAATAGCACCATACAGGCTGTTCAAGTTAATTTTCTTGACCAGTTGACGCTTGTCCCAATATTCTTCTTCTTCTGGTGTAGTACATTCTTTAAGTCGGGCCTGCATTTCTTTACGCTCGGCATACCAACGTTTTAACAGGCCAGGAATCACTGCTTCTTTCTCGTAGGTAAAAATGGTACCATTGGCAGTGATCATCCAAGGACGGTTGGTATCAAATACAATTTTCCACACCTCTGCAGCACTGTGGACCGATTCTTCGCCATCTTGCCAATCAATAGTAATCTCTGTACCGGGTTCGGTATTCATAACCGCTGTGTATTCTAGACTACCAAATAGACCTTCCCAGGCAGCTGCAAAACTGGACCCCGACCGCATTTTGTCTTGAATATAACGATCAGTCATGATGGGTCTTAATTGACCCACAATGGTTTCTGGACCCATGTTCAGCGCACGAATTGCTGACGGATACAAACTGTTGATGTCTATTGACCCTACATATTCGTGTATGCCCTTGCGTGGATATGCCACATAAGCACCAGCTGCCTGTGTGTCTTCGTCTGAGTAACGTTCCTTGCGGTTAGGCACAACCATGCCACGTTCGTGGGCTTCGTTGATGATGGCCTGTTCTGTTACAGCCACAGCACCCATGGTAGTTTGTAGTAGTACAGTATTTTCATGTGCCAGTGTGTTGGCAAGATCCAAGAACTTGAGTTTCTTGTCTAGCTTGGCCAGGATCATGGTATCTTGTCTGTTGTATTCAATAAACCGTTTGAAGTTTTGATTGTATAACTGATCCAAGGTGCCTTCAAACACAGTTTTGGTTTCGCCTAGTTCGTATTCAGCAATGGCATCCAAGCTGTAGCTGTGTCGTTCTTCGTAGGTGTATTTGCGATACAATTGCATATAGTCCATGTGTACACGACCAATCAAGTCATAAGTCTGACTGGTTGCTCCAAAGCGTTCAAACTCTCTGGGTTTGGGATATTGATTCCACAGGCACATTCTGCGGGTATCGTCTTTGCTGAGAACTCTAGTGATACGATTGATGGTGTAGGGTATATCGTATCCTTCACTATTCCATCCCGATACAGCATCGGCATCTTCAATTAAATCCAGGAATGTTTTTAGCAGATCGCCTTCGTCAGTAAACACCACAGTGTTGGAAAACTCGCTGGCAATTTCTTTTGCGGTTTCGGCGGTCATGTGACGTGGTGGAATTACAAGAGTAACCATCTGGTCTAGCCACTGTAGATACACTGAGATGGCAGTGATAGGATTGAATGGATCTTCAGGACGACTGAACCCACGCTCAGGATCAAAATCTACTTCAATGTCAAAGAACGCTACATTTAACTTGGGGCCATCCTGACCTTTGTAGTTTTCTTCAAGACAACGGAATATAGGATTGATATCACTCTCAAATAACTTCTTGCCCGACTGTATACGGATCTCTTTGCGAAACTCCTTGTTGTTTCTAGTGCTGAAACGACTTACCGGAGTACCAAAGATGCTGGTAAATTTACCGCGGGGGTCTTCGTAATAAAAAATGTAGTTGGCAGCATATTCCTGATAGCGTCGCTCGCCATCTCGCCGTTCAACCACATGTATGCGATCGTGTTCACGATCAAAAAGTGCGTCTATGTAACTCAAAGGTTATCCCCAAAATCAAACAGAGGCAAAACGTCTGGATGGATATTACAATATTCAACTTGTTCAATTACCGATACACCCTGTGTGGACAGCATAGTGTATGTTATAAAACTTTTTGGAATATTGTTGAATTTTATAAAAAACCCATCGTTGTTATTTAGGTCTGTATAAAAAGAATATTGATGGGGATAATGTGATTCTGCCCACTGTGCAATTTTTTTTGGCGTTTCTCCCCAGACATAATCATCTCCTATCCAGGTAGAAAAGTCAAAGGCAAATGTTACTGATCTTAGATTTTTCAAATTTTTCTCCAGTTATGGCTGGTCTGCCATGATTCATGTTGCTTACGGCAACGACTCGCTGTTGTAAAACAATACTTATAGTGTTTTGCCCACTGTGACCAAAATCTGCTCCAGCAGCTCGTGATCCTGTTGCTCTCGACCAAATTCACTCTTATGAGCCAGCTTGATGGCCTTCTTGAGAATGTTGGGTTTGATATCCAGTTCTTCGGCAATGGCCTTGACTGTGTCGTTGAGTCCGCCGGTCAAGGTTTCAATTTCGTGCATGACCTGACAACCTTCATTGATTACCTGGTTAAGTTTTTTAGTTTGTTCTACGTTGAATGTTCTAGACATAATGTTCCTTAATAGTTAAATATAGTTATATGATATTTACAGATAACAAATATACACGTTGCTATTTTAGCATTGTTAATCGAGCATTGTCAAGAGCAGTAGGTGATATGTATGTTGAAAAACATCACATAATTCCAAAATCTCTTGGCGGATCAAACGATAAAAGCAATTTGGTAAAGTTAACCGCAAAAGAACATTTTTTGTGTCATAGACTTTTGACCAAAATGGTTGATGATCCAAAAGCAAAAATAAAGATGCACAATGCTGTGTTTCAAATGACTATTTCTAGTAAAAACCAAAGTCGCTATAAAATAACATCCAGAGTTTATACGATCTTAAAACAAAACAAATCACTAGCTATGGCAGGAAACAAATATGGTAGAGGCCCAACATCAGAAGTTACTAAACTTAAGATTTCACAAGCCAAAAAAGGTAAGTCGGTCAACAAAGGAAAGTCAATATCCGTTGAGCAAAGACAAAAGCTGTCGGCGGCACTAAAAGGTAGACAGCCTTGGAACAAAGGCTTAACCTACAATCATAAAAGCTCACTTTAGGTTTCACGGTAGCGAATCGTTACACCAGGCCAGCAGCCGGCCACCCTCGCAACTAGTGCGGTCCTAAGGGTATTCTATACAGGTGAGTATGGAAGATGTGGTGTGTCATCTTCACCTGTGCGTTCTGGATATACAGGATAGTCGTTCATGATGTTTCGGTTCCACGGTAAAACCACGAATCGTCGCCACCGGCGGACCATTTGGCTTGATTCTCCACACAGTACACATCTGTGGGTATTTTGAAATCAGGAGTTTTTAACACAGCCGGAACTAGACTCACATCATACCACAAACAACGATTGTTGGGTTGACAGGCAAACTGTCCATTGTCCAGGCGAATAAAATTATAGCTCTTGTGTTCCTGCACGCCTTCACTGAATGAAACATCCAGTCTGTTGTGATCAGGTGCTGCAAAATCTATAGTAAACAGATACTGGCCAAAGTGAAATAGTTTGTCCTTGCCAAAATATTTGACCTTGAGTCCACGCAGATTTGATTTTTCCAACACGGCAATGTCGTAGCCCAGGCAATCCCAGATCTGTAAGTGGTCCAGATCCAGCATGGCGTCGGGTTCGACTGGTTTCCATACATAGGCGCTGATGGGCAATTTATCGTAAAGTGCACCGTATTCGGTCAGCATGCACTCTATTCTAAAGGCCTGGCCCTTTATGGCCTTGGCAGTGACCCAGTAGCAGGGCTCTAGCTCACCGTGTCCACGCTCGTGATTATATAAAAACTCTCGGCGTACAAAACATTTTACAGGGGGTATATTGGCTATTAGGAAACTCATGTGTTTACTTACCAGCTACAAACAGGTTGGCGCCATTATTGAAGCTGGGAGAGAATGGACTGTTACCAGGCACACCGCCTTTACTTTGGCTCCAAGCGTATCCAGCACGATGACCTGAACAGTCTTTGGTGCAGGGACTGCCCAAGAAGCTGAGTTCATCCAGTTTGTGCTTTAAGAATGTGTTGGCAAATGCTTTACACAATGCTTGAATTTTTGGATTACTGGTTGTTTCAAGATCAAATGCCGGGTTGTCAGCGACCTGTTCTGGATCTATTACTCCGCAGTAGACCTTACGTATGCCATGTTGTTTAACTAGATCCGTACAGCTGGCTCCTTCTCTTTCGGCCATGTCTTGACTACAGGGATTCAGTGTGGTAACAATCGTGCTGCCAGGCGGCACAGGACCAAAACGGGCTGTGTAGCTGTCTATGGCCGCACGTTCGGCATGTACACGTCGACCGTTGCGAGTGGGATAGTTGATGCCAACCACACAGTTCATGTTGGGATCCAACACAGCGGCTGCTACCATGCCTAGGTCTTGGCCTTTTGTTTGACCTTGTATTACCAGTTCACATAGGCCTGTTAGAATTTCATCCAACTGATCCTGGCTACTGGTTTCAAAGTCTGTGGCTCGCATATTAGTCTGTGACCGGGCCACCTTCTACCCAGGCATCGCATGTGCGTCTTGAAGCGCATTTAAATTTTAAAAATTTACAGTAGCCTAAATCACCGGCATCCACAGTGTCATGTGGATCACTTCCTGGTTCAGCACCAATGCCGCGGGCTATGCAGTCCAGCATTTTATCTGTGATGTCAAAGGCCGCACAGTTGCCGCAACGATTCGCCTTGACTGAATCAATGTCATTGGTATTCCATTTGTCGGCAAGTTCTTGCCAGTATTCTTCATTGGGTTCGGCAGGATTCAGTGGACCGTAGTGATATTCATCTATGGCCTTTTGACGATTTTTCAAATTAAGGTCGATACTTTGTGTTGCAACCGGGCAACCTGACTCCATAGCTTCGATTAAATTTAACAAGTTTCTCATTTTTTACCTTTGTTGCCCCAGTTGGCTGCACCTTTTTTACGACACTGAACAAGCGCACCCGATGCATAGGCACTTGGCCATACCTTGTAACGACTCTTTACCTTACGGTAGCAGGCGTCTTGTTTCTCATCCAATTGATCTTCCATGAATTGTTGTATATATTGATAGTATTCTCTGCCTATAGGTAACTTATGAGTTTTTATCATCGTCCCAATTTGGCCTAGTAATCTTGCTTTGGCATTAGGTTTTAATGACGCATCTCTACCAATTTTTTGGATTGCATTTTTTACAGCATCCACATCACTGTTCCCTGTGACCTGCAAGTAGTCTCTAAGTGCATCTGCTACAGCACCTTCCTTAACCTTGGTAGCAACATTCTTAGCAGCACCACGGCGTTCTGGATTGGGATCTTCTCTACGTTTTTTGGCCGCACTTGCCGCACGACCTTTTTTACCCAGGGCATGTGCCTTGCTTTGTGGCAAGCACTTGGGCTTGCCTTCCTTGCTGGATCCACGGGCACAGTCACCACGTATTTTGCCATCAGGACCAAAACGCACCCATTTTTCCTTGAACCACTTCTTGAGATCTTCAGCAAGTTCTGCTTCTGTTTCTTCAAGAGATTTGGTTGCAGGTTTGATTCGATCTGTAGGAAGAGCATGCGTCTTCCAATATTCTTCTGCACCAGCAGGAGTGGGTGCCAGCTTTTGTTGTCTACGTTGTTTGGCCACTTGTTTGCCTTGCTTCAGCAGGGCCAACTGTCGATCTATTTCTGCACGTTGGGCCAACAAACGTGGTAGTTCACTGGGTTGGTAAGGTATGCCATAAATCCGGCTGGCCTGTTTAATGGCCTGTTCGTAATCTAAGGACTGCCCTTCTTGACTGGCATCTCTCATGGCCATGGCGGCTGCTTTGAACAACAAATCTTTGCCAGTGATTTCGGGACCGCTCTTTACTTCCTCCACAGGCACACAGTTGGGCACCTGTCGACCGCCTTTGTCTTTCATGCCTGCCTGGCGATAACCATCCCAACATTTTTCGTCCAGTTGTTGCTCATTGGTTTTCTTGTTGGCATTGATATAACGTCGGTATACTGCGGCTGCAGATGCCTTGCCTGCGGCTCGGGCACGTTGTTCCATGGCCACTGCTGCCTGTATCTTGTGTGCGTGACTACGTCCACTTGCACGTATTTTTGACACACTGGCACGTGCATCTTCTACAGTGGCAAACTTTAATCCTGTGATAGTTCCTTTGGGATTTTCGTCCGTGTATAGGTCTGAATGTTTTTTGCTGTCAGCAGGCTGTCCGGGCTTGCGGGCCACACGCTTGCCTTCTGCTACATCCTCATTTTTTTTCTTATTTTTGACACAGTTGGGATAGGTTTTTCCAAACATCTTTTTGTTACCTTCTTTGTGGTAACCCTTCCAGCAGGCTTCGAGAATTTCCTGATATCTCATTTTTTACGTCCTGCACAGTGTGCCTTCTGACTGAACCCTTTTGGATTACTACAATTGATTGAACTCTTGTATTTGGCACTCCACTTTTCATTTACTTGAGTTTCATTTACAGCACCTAAAATCTGTTTGACTTGATTGACATAAGCACTGACATCACTGGTGCCAATTTCATCCACATCACCCACATTGTATGACACTTCTTCTGCGGCCTGCATAACCTTGTCCGGGCCATATTTCATCAACAGGTCTGTGTGTGCTACCATGATACGATTCAGGATAGCACGTTCAACTGCTTCGCTGTCATTGTCTTCTCTGAGATGTTGATAGCGTTGCTTGATCGTTTCAAGTTCCTTACGCAGGATCTGTAGATTGGCTGGATTGCGTTCCTGTGTCATCATGCGTTGTATCTTGTCCACACGGTTCAACAGTTCTTGGCGTGTGGTAGGTTCTTTTTCAGCTTCCGTCATGTCCGAGTGTAGTTGAAAATCATAATCCACACGGTCTACAGCCTGGCCACGTTTGGTGTAGTAATCAGCCACATCAAATTCGTCGCTGGTCACACGTATACGTTTCTTGGTACCGTCTTTGAAATACACAGTGTGTATGTAATACTCGCCTGGTTTCGAGCTTTCTTCCATGTTGCCTGGATCCAATCTGCGTGGGTTGGCCGTTTGACGTGGCGCATAACCGTCATCATCATCGTCACGTGGCGCAAGCCCTGCAAAAGCATCGCGTATGTTGGCAGTCATTCCATCTGCGTCAAATGAGTCTGCATAGCGTTGCATGGGCAAGTCGTCGGCGTAGGCACTCAGCTGTCCTGCTACATTTCTGTTTTCGTTGGTATGCCAATCTATGGCAGCACGGATCTTGCCAACCAGGTCAGGATCCCTAGGGTTGAATTTTTTAGAAGCAAGATACTTCTGTGCCAGCTGAGTCGACACCTGCTCGTAGCGTTTTCTCCATCCAGGATTCAATGTCTTGCCGTCTCGGGTGATTGGCATGCCACTCCGTTCCATGGCCAACAACCATGGTTCAATGTGTTGATCAACCAGTTCTTCTATTTCATATTCCCAATTGGGATCTGAGTTTAACTGTGTCCAAGGATCTTTGCTTATTTTGCTCATCATGGCATCAAACTTGCTATCGCCAGTGGCTTCGTCCATGTCACGTACTCGTTGCTTACCAAAGTAGCGTTGTACATCAGGATCGGTAGGGTCCACACGGGTCAAGCGACCAGGTTCAATGTACCATCCTCTACCGTCACGGTCCAGGATTCGCACTCGACGTTCTTCGGGGTCTCCCTGCATGCGGAATATTTCGCCCGACTCGCCATCCTGGGTGTCACGCACATAGTCACCTGAACGTAGACGCAGGTCTTGATCTTCATCATCATACCAGTCATCGTCGTCGGTATTGAATTGCTCGGGCATAAGGTCTTGCCAGTGTTGTTTGGGACCTATACCGCCACCGTGTTCTGTAATATCAGATCCAGCGGTTAATTTAAATTCGTCTGCGTTGGTTGCCACTTTTGGTCTGAGAACTCTTAACTTTGAAGGAAGTTGAATAACATCACTGTCAGTTTCTGGTGCTGTTCCAGCAGTTTTACGAGCCGTTGGCGGTACCGTTGCAGCTGAAGTTGTAGTCGCCATTGATGGTGCCGGAGAACCCACATCAATTATGCCGCCACGGGCTATATCACTAGAGCCCCGCGGCGCGGCTGTTTTGGTTTTAGCGGCAGATTTCTTGGTGCCAGTCATTTGACCAATGGTCTGTTGTAAACGATCATTGGTGGCCTGTATCCGTGCCAGGCGCTGTTCTAGGCTGTTGTTTTCTTGGTCAAGGCCGTCAATTTCACGTCCTTGTTCCTTATCTAGATCCACTAGTTGTTTCAATAGTGCATCTTGTTTTTCATTGGCACCACGTATGGCTGCCAGTTGTTGTTGACTGCGTTCTGTACTGTCTATTTCTGCACTGGCCACAGCTTCAATATCGCTACGTACAGCAGGATATCGCGCACGTAATTTTTGTAGTTCGCGTGCTACTTTAACATCGCCGGCTTCTAGATCGTCTTCAGACTTTTTTTTTTCCTGCAGTGGCAGTTCGCCTTGCAATGGTATTTGTAGAGTCCAGCCCAGTTGGTTGAGAACTTTTAGAGTTTGAGCACTATTGGGCAACACATTATAGATAAAATAATTTTTAGCCTGATCATCGGCTAAACCATCATAATAGTCACTGATAAGATCAAGACCTTTTTGATCCAGCTTGAAGTTTTCTTTGGGGTTGATGAATTCTAAACTAACTGTGGGTAAATTGCCCATGTTGGCCTTGACTAGCCGCTGAAAGTTGGCTACACCATAGGCTCGCGGACTTTGCCCTGCTGTTGGCTGGTCTGCTTCTTGGAAGGCTTTACGGAAGTTTGGACCAGGACCCATGCCACGATACGCCTGACGAAATGCGTTAGCTACACCGCTCTTTATCTTCTTGAGATCTACAGGTTCGCCAGCAACCTTAAATTCATCAAGATAACTGTCAATTATTTCTACTGCAAACTGCACATCAGTGTCATCAGTGATATTGTAGTGTTCGCAAAATCTCTTACCTAGGGCAATTGCTTCTGGACTGTATGTTCCAGCATAATCCTCGGCACCTTCGTAATATGTACGACCTTTGCCTTTTAACAGGTCTTCTTTGCCTGGAATCTTTTCAGTAGGAATGTTGCCTGGAATGCCAGCTTCACGTACTTTGTAATAACTGTCACGTTCTGTTTTGATTTTTTCCAGTTCGCGTTTGAGACCAGCCAAAGCCGCAGGATTTTTCTTGTAAGCTGGTTCTTTGGCACGGGCCAGGAGGTCCTGCATTTTCATATTTAAATCATCGATGCGTCTGGCTTCAAGATTGTCCACGCCGCCTTCTTGTAGTTGGCGTTCGTATCGGGTATTGAATAGGTCTAGTGCAAACATGTTGGTCTCTCTTTAAGCTTCGTCTATGTAATCTTGCGATTGATTGGTATTCTTCACTCGGTTCTGAAACATCTCCAAGGCCATTTCGGCTTGACTCATGTCCTGGAAACGAGTTGGCAAAATCTGCGTGCCACGTCGAATTTCAAATCCATCTTGTTGGTTGCCGTGTATCTCACACATGATACCATTGGATAGGGTTACAGTTTTTACAGCTGAACTAGCGGCGGGTTCTTCCGGTGCAGGTTCTTTGTTTTTTAGAGCACGATCAGTAGTGTCTTTGAGTTTGATGTCTGAGTCTGTGACAATTTTATCTTTGAGGTCTGGATCGCTTTTGAGTTCGTACTCTAGAGTTTTTAAATAATCTGTAAAACTACGTTTGACAGTGTCCAAGACATCTTCAACCATCTCATTGGCAGGATCTACACTTTCTCCTGATCCTACCATGTAGCCACTCATGGGATTTTTTGCATTGGGATTGCCACCCAGTATCTTTTGTGTCTTGGGACGAAACAGGGCCGGCAGTTGCGGCACTGATTTTTGCTGTGCATTGAGACCACTGGTCACAGAGGCAGGCGTAATCCGACCTTCCAGTATGGCCAATTTTTCTACAATAGTGTGGATGCTGTTGTGGTCTGTGGCCATGTGTTATGCTCGTGCGTCTTTCAAGTAGCTCTTTAACTGCCATGAATATTTGCCATGATTGCTTTGACGTTCTGCGGCAAAGTTTGCAACATCTTCACGTCCTTCGGCAGCAGCAGCATCAAACACTTGCTTGCTCATGTCAATCATGGTTTGTGTATCTGCAAGTAATTCTTGTAACATTAATCTAGCACGGGGAACTTTGGTTTGTCCCTGTATTTGGCTTAGTTCTTGAAAGCGTTCAAAACTTCCTGGAGCATACTCTTCTGTGGTGCGGATGTATTCAGCAATGGGATCTATAGCATCAAAGGCATCTTCGTAGATCTTAGACAAAAACTTGTGCAATTCGCCAAAATCTGGGCCTTCAACATTCCAATGAAAATAATGGGCCTTGAGATAATACGCAAATGTACTGGCCAAGTAAGTTTTTAACAAGTCTGATAACATTATTTCTTCTTCCGTTTGTATTTTTTGTACTCTGCAGGCGTATTAGGCGTTGCATTGTCTGTAGTATATTTAGTGCCAGAAAAGAAAGAACCGCCATTTCTACTAATCATGCCGCCCAACGGCATAGCTACAGGTGCTATACTACCACTACAAGTGGTGCCACCGCTGGCACCGCCATCTTCTTTTAACTCCACAAATTCATGCAGTCTCATTGACGATCCTTAATACTGTGTTGTTTTTTACATTGCCCGGACCATAGTCTACTCGTACATTTTGCACAGTCAACTGGGCCAAGTGTGGCGGAACTAGTTCCCAACGCAGGGTGTAGACACCGGGTTCAGCTTCAATCTGTAGCATTTCTTCCAGATACGAATCAGTCCACCGCCAGGTTCTCTCGGCAAACAATTCGTCATCGACATACACGCGATAGACAGGATCAAGTCCTTCCCACGCACAGTCGACATCAGCTAAAACACGCACGAACTTTTTGGTCATGCTGTATTTAGTGTAGGCTATTTTAGTTCTTTTGTGCTGCCAATGTGCCAATCTTCTACGCCATACTGGGCTTTCATTAGTCTGCGGGCATCTTGCATGTTGGCTGCTGTCACAGTGACTTCAATATAGCCCACATAGTTGGGCTGATTGATACGAACAGGTGCTGTCCAAAGTTTGTATTTGGGATAAATGTCTTTTGCTCTCATTGTCCTGTCCACCGTGCTATCATTGTACTATCTGGTCTAGTATATATGCCTGTTCCGGGTCTGGTGCTTCGCATGCTGCGTCGGCCAGCCCGCACAGGAAATGTGTAGTGTGTGTAGTTTTCATCCTGTAGCACAATATTGTCTCCAGGTCTGGCCCGATAGTCTGATGTGCGATCCATGGCAGATCCTACCACTTCAACTCCAGGGATTGAGTTCAACATGAGCCACATTTTTTGACCATAGCCGGTTTGTAGTTGACCGGCTTCTACTGGCAGCTTTAGTATGCTGAGTGCTATACCATAAAGAGCCTTGGCAATGCCACGGCCACGGTGTTGGGGATCCACTGCTAGATTTTCTACACTCCATGTTTGCATTGGTCCACGGGTGTCTGCTAGATCCAGTTCGCCCACTATCTCGTCCTGATCGAATATCATGATCTCTAAAAATTCTGTATCTTTTTGGTTGATACCGTAGGTCAAGCCCGATCCACCAGGCAGTTCTCGGCGGTCTACTTCGGGTACACGTTCGGCATCAATGGTACCGGCTGTGCCGTAGTCACCTTGTGGTATGCGGGTTATTTCAAAAAATCTCATTTTTTTCTACCTGACTTCATGTTGGCACACCAGTGATACATCCGGGCCTTTTCGCCTGACGCACGTTTGGCACGGGCTCGTAGATCAGTTACTGAACCGTTGCAACTGGCGCCGGCACGTTTTACACGTCCAGGACGACTTTTGCCTTTGACCTTACCATCCGCAAAGTTTTCAGCAACTGTGTCTAAAAATGCCACTTCTTCCGGAATACCTAACTTTTTGATACTCCATAGTATTTGATTGTATTTGCCATCGTACATCATTGTACCTGGACCTTGTTGATTCAGAGCTTTGGCCGCCACTTTGTACATACTGGGTTTAAGATGTTGACGAGCTTCAGCAGGCCAACCACCCTTGGCAACATTGTATAATGTGACTAAACTAAATCCCTCAGCATCGGGTTCCCAGCCATTGGGACCATGCGGATCTACTACAAATATAGCACCACGTTTGATAAGTTCAGGAACATTTAATGGGCGTCTTGGCAAATTATAAGTTGCTGGATTGGCATTATATTTGCCTTCCGTCACACCTTGCTTGGCTTTGGCTTTGTTTGCTTGAAATATTTTCTGTTCTTCTGGAGTGGGTTTTCTCAACAAGTGCAGGTATTGATCTACCGGCAACGGTTTGACTTCTGTAGGAGTGATCTCTTTTACACCTGGCCGAGAATACCATTCAGCATCTGCTGCCCCACGAACAAACAATGGTCGTCCTTGTTCATCTCTAGTTGGTAGTATGTGTAGATAGACATTTTGACCGTGCCTGATTTTGCCACCAAAAAATATTAGATGAGGATCTTTCTTCCATCCAAAAGTACCAGTATCGGAACCACGCTCGGCCAAACTGTAAGCTATAGCAAAGTTAGGATCGTCCGTGGCATAGATGGCATTTTTATTACTTTTTTTAGCACCACCTATGTCATGGGCTTGCCTTGGAGTCAACGGACCATTGATTTCTTGTGTGGAACCATGATACAAAACTTCTGGATATGATTTACTGTTACCATCGGCAAAGTTTTCGTTGATAAATTCGTGCGCTCTCATACTCAATTGGCCTCAAAACTCTTTTGAACGCGATATGCTTCATCAGGAAACTTGGCCAAGTAAGCATCAACCAAGGCATCAAAACTACTGCCAAATCTGGCCTTTAAACTTTTCAAGCTCACTGGCTGATCTTTTTCGTTCATAAACTGACCGGTTTGTTCATTGTTGATGATATAGTCTTCGCCTTGTTGGAAAAACACTTCGTTGTATTCGTCGTCATTGTACACAGGCAGATTATCAATGCTGTAGTCAAACCACAACTGATATTTTTCACCCGGATATTGCGGCTGTTGCGGTATCACTATTAGCAAGGGTGTGTTTTCAGCATAGTCGTTGAACAAGTTGCGACCCTTGGTAGCCGCTGTACACCAGCGAGCACCTTGTCCATAGTAACAGGCAGCGGCCTGATCATAGGGTATGATCACTCGCACTTGCCGATCTTGATATATTTCTTCGGCCTCGCCTTTGTCCTTTAACTCTGCGGCTTCAGGATCTGGATATTCATCCATCACGCTCATAAAGTCACCAAAGTTGCTGTATCGTAGAATGTCATTGCGTGGTGCTGGTATTTTTCGACGCTGGTTCAGTACGTGAAACTTTTCCAAATACTCACGTACCTGTGAGAGTACATCCTCAAAAAATGTTTCACCTTTGACGTAGGTGCGAGCCAACCAAGGCATGTACTGCTTGTTGGCTGTGGGGTCTGCCTGTTCCAACATGCGGATTAGAGCTTCTATGGTATCGGCATCGCTGTCCTGTGGTCCAAGATCACGACCCAGTACTCTGCGTATGCGGCCCGGACCTTCTTTACGGAATGTGTCCAGCACTTGAGCTCCCAAACGTTGCTTGGTTATGTCACGACTGTATTCTAATAGGAATTCTTGGGCTCTCATAGCGTGGTAGACTTGGTTGTTTCAAACATCTTGCCATGACTGGATTGATGCAAGCGTAACATGGTGCTGGCCAGTTTGGCCACAGTCATCACTGCCTGCGGACTGCGTGGGTTGGCCTTGACATCGGCCCAGTTCTTGTAGCCATTTTTTTGAGCAGCTTGATCCAGGGCATGTAATACAGCAGGTGGAGTTTCTTCCATTTCCATGACACTGTCGCCCAGTTGTCTGGCCATCTTGATCTGTTGGGTCATGTCTTCTAGGTCTTTCTTGCTGATAGCTTGCCCTATGGCACTGCGGTAAGGTAGTCCGGGCACAGTATCCTGTTGAGCTTTTGCCACAGGCGTCACTGCTTTCTTGCTAATGCTTTTTGGGTCTTGACGTGGAGGTATAGCACCTGCACCACTGATGGGATCTATGGTTTCACGCACAGTTTGTTGTGCTCTGATGGCATCGATTCGATCACTGTTGCGTTCAAACGCACTGTAATCACCTGTTGGTCGATCCTGCAAGTTGGCCTGCAAGGTGGCACTGTCTCTGGCACTGTCAAAATTCTGTGCTACCCAGGGTGGTTCTTCAGCTGGTTTAGCCGCAACTTTTCTATAGCCATAATCGGCAGTGTCGTCGGGTAGGTCTTTGCTTTTCAGCCACTGTGAATAGACCTTTTGCGCATCCGTGTCACTGGTTGCATAAAATTTATCAACCACAGGCAAACGCACATCAGCCTGATTCACTATCTCATAGTTATAGTCTACGGATTTACGTGGTTGGCCGGTGATACGCTTGGCCAACTTGGCTCTTGGAGTCATTGTGGCAGGATCTTCATAAGGACGCACATTGAATCCAATCTTTTGGGCCGCATACTTGTCAAATACCAAATCGGCTGCTTCGCCTTTGTTGCGACCCGTGACTATTTCAAGAGTTTCACCTGTGTCAACACTGTATATTTCCCACTGTTGATCTCCACTCATGTTGCGTAATTCGTAGGCGGCATCAAAATCTCGATCGGATGAACCAGGACTGATTTTTCCTTTGGCTTTGGCTCGGGCTTCCTCTTCGGTATAGCCATTGTATTCTTGTCCAGGAACTGGTTCACCAGTAGCACGGTTATATAATTTCCAACGCTGATTCATTTTGCGTTCTGTGCCAATGGTTCGTTCAGCCCACTGTTTCTTCAGTTGCTCTTTGTCAATTTCGCCTGCGGCAAACTGACTGAATAGAGCCAGTTGGCTATCACCTTCAGGAGCAACCAGCTTGTATAACTTTTTGGCAAACTCCTTGCGTTCGGCACTGGGGTCAGCTGCTATCTGCATGGCCCGGGCATAGCGCAACATGGTATTTTCTAACTTGCCAGGTTCTGCATCGCCCTCGGCCAACCAGTCTCCACCTGCGGATCTGAATTCAATGTAGCCGTCCTGTATGTGCGCACTGGTGTACTTGCCGGTGCCCACACCTTTTTGTATTTCTCTGTAGGCAAACTCTATCAAGTTGCTTTTCATCAAGGCCATGGCACCTGCAGGATCAGCACGACCACCTTTAATATTTTCGCGGAACTTTTGCATGGCCGACTTGGTATATGAGTTGGCTTCACGTCCAAATGATTGTAGCACATATTCATCGCCTAGGAACAGGATCAGTTTTAGGTAGTCTACATCGCCGCCTTTATAAGGCACGCTGACACCCATGTGTAGGCCTGTTGACTCATTGGTATAGGCGCTGCCATACGGGCTGTTGGCCCAGTCGGTCACGGCCTGCAGTTGTTCCAGTGCTTGTAATAAAGGCATGGGCGGTGAAACAATTTCCAAGCCAAAGTCTTCGCTGTCGTCGGGTCTCAAACTGGTGTCAGGTTCCACAATCCACTGACCTTCTTTACGTGTGGCGTTGTGATAACCTGAGCTTACTTTGACCGGCATGCCCACGGTTTGCTCTAGGCTGCTGCCAATTTCGTCCCATTCACGACTTCCGCCGTTGTTGCCACCGCCCGATCCGGTCAGGTAGGGCCAGTCCAGGCTGTATTCTGCTGCAATGTCGCTCATGTAAGTTAGTCCAACATCACTAAAGAAGTCACTGTCGTCGTCAACATAAAAATTCTCACGGAAGTCATCCAGTGCAGCATCCCAGTTTGCACCTTTTTTACGAACTTCGTCGGCTACGAGATCATCTAACAAGCCTTCGGCTTCGGCCTGTGCATCCAGGTATTTTTGATACAGGGGATTTGCTTCAGCATACGCGGTTTGTTCTTTGCTGGTGGTAAACTTGGGTGCTCGTTCTCCGGCATTGACGATGTCATTTATTTCATCGTTGGTCAAGTCCAACAGAGCCAACTGTTTTTGTATTTCGTCGTCTTCGTCCCAGTCGCCTTCATCGACAAGAACTTTACGGATCAAGTCTTCGGCTTCGTCATCAAATGCATCACGCATGCGCTCATCCTGCCACTCCATGTACTGTTCATCTAAGCCGTCTTGTAATCGACCTTCTTGTCGTTCACTGAGGCCACCGTAGTCACCGCCGTTGAAAAAGTCTATGACCTGAGATACGCTACGAGCACGTTCATCGTAGTCATAGTCGGGCTCTATATCCCCTTCGTCATCATCGTCATTGGTGGTGTCGCGGAAGATCAGTTCGGCTTCAAAACCAGCACGTATGCCTTCAGCTTCTGGACTGCGTGCCCACTGTTGCAAGGCCGACGGACTCATTTTAACTTCATCTAATACCTCAGTAGATTCAGCCAGTTTCTGCTGGCGATACATCTGATACATTTTTACATAGTCTTGTTCGCCGCGTGTGAGTGGGCGGCCCATTTTATGTTTGGCCAAGATAAACCGGTAGTATTGTTCAGCATCCTGATCCTTGGCCGCAGGAACCTGTATGGTCTCATCCACGTTGTAGGTAGGATCTGTTTTGACCTTACGCATGCCAGGCGGTTGTTTAGGATCTATAGGATCAATGTCTGTTACATCCAAGCCGGTGGCTTCTAAGTCTTTGATAAATTTGTGTTCGGTATCTTCGTCACCAAAGCTGATAATACTGCTAGGTGGTCCAGCACCAAAGTCGTGTTTGCCTAGGCCTTTCATGTTGCTAATGTGTTGACCCAGTTTGTACCAGTCATACACATCGCTCACATCCACACGCAGGGTGCCAGCTGGCATGGTGGGTTTGAATTCTGGGCCCGGTGGATTGTCTGGGCTATAATCTTCGTCGGCCTTGTATTGCTTATATTCTTTAAACAAGTTTTCAAACAGGCCATCAGCACGAGCTATCTGAGGTGTTCCTTGCTTGTCGGTTTTTAATTTTAATTTGTTGGCCTCTTTGCCCACTTGTCCAGGCTTGATATCTTGTGTAAGAGCCATGCTGAATCTAGGATCCTTGGCTTGTGCCTTTGTGGGAATGTATCCGGATGCACCTTCGCCTAGTTTGGTTTCATTAGCATCAAACAGTTCTGGATGCAGTCGACCGTAGTCACGCATGAGTACACCGGCGCGAGCATTGGCTTCATTTTCATAGGGTGATCCAGTTTCGCCTGCATCAACCGGCACATCGGCACGTTCGTGTTGATGTTTGTGTGTGAGCTCATGAGCTACTGTGCGTAACACGTCCATGATATGACGTTGACCAAATGCTACCTCCAGCGTGTTAATATCATCTATGTAACGACCAAATGTTCGATTTACCACACTCCACTGTGGGTCTTTGCGCAGTTTCACACGTGGCATGTGTTTTATCTTTAATTCTTTGACACAAAATTCAATAAAGTCTTTCAATATATCTTCATCGGACAGGTCAGCAGATTCACGTAGACTTTCTCCTCCACCGCCATCTCCACCACCCTCAGATCCGGCGGCGTGATCCTGTCCAGCATAGCCAGTACCTGGATACCAGTATGCTCCGTAACCATAGCGCACTTTCTTTTTCTTTTTCTTGCGTCGTTCGTCCAGACTCAACAGTTGATCCTTGGCTGCATTACGGGCATCATACAACTGTTTGATCTTGCCCTGGCTACGCAACATTTTGAATGCTAGATTTTCAGGACCAAATTCGCCATGCTGGTCAAGACCCGACTGTCGCATGTCACGAATTTTTGCAGACAATGCACTCATTACATCATAGTCGCCTGTTGCAACAGCTTGTTCAATGCGTTGTTCAAGATCTTCATATTTGCTACGTGTGCTGACATCGTCTATGTTGGTTTTTCTACGTTTAGGAACATCGATCCAGTCATTGCGTAGTACACTGTAAATTCCTTGACTGTGATGTGGTTTGTTCGCATCTTGCACATACAGTTCAACATCATATCCGCCAATTTTGATGTTGTGCTGATCGTTGTACTGATATTTTTTTGCATCAAACAGTTCGCGGTACACTTCTGAAGCATCGGCTTCGGGTAAATCCACTACCAGGTGCAGGTCAATGTCGCTGTGCGGCGTATAGGTGTAGGCGGCATTACTTCCGCTTATTGTGATGTCTTTAAGTTGTAAGTCTGTTATGCCAAGGAACTCGCGAAAATCTTCAGCGATCTCCAGCAACTTGCTGTGCGCCTCGGGTGTCAGGTGTTCATCTGGGCCCCACAGTTTGGGATTTAATTTGTCATTGAACTTGACTGCATCGCCAAGATTGTAAGACTCTAACTGATCAATATTCATGCATGTATTTATTGGATATACAAAAGCCGCTATCAAAGCGGCCTTTATACACTTGTCCCAATTGCTGGTTACTTTTTCTTGGTTTTGTCTGATTTTTTACTGGATGCCAACACAGTTGCAGCAACCGGAGCAGGTGGTTCTGCAGGTTTGACATCAACCGGTGCGGCTTGACCGTTGGCTGTGGCCAAACTGTGTAGATCCTTGTACAGTTGATCCTGTGTAGCAAAATCAAACACGTAGGTACCTGTGTGTTTCAGCAACACTCGTTTGTCTACCCACACTTTACCGCCTAGATCACGCCAGTTTTCACAGAAAGTCCAGTCCTCGCTGTAGTAACGATTTTCACGCACAGCAGTATCAAAGTAGGTTTTCATGTAGGGATTCAATTCTGGGGGCAGGCCTATATCGTTTATAAAAGGCTTGGTTGCAGGATGGGCGTTTAATTTTTCAAACACACCGCGTTTGATCAACATGAAGCCAGTGCCAGTTTTTGACACTTCTTGCAAGCCATCTGCACCTTCTTCGGCTCCGTCGAAACCGTTGACACACCATTTAACTGGTAAAGATTTCATTGGGTACAAGCCGCCAATAACATCCACGTCACGATTCAACATGACCAGCAAATGCCAAGGCTCCCACCCGATATCAGCATCAATAAACATCAAGTGTGTAGAGTCTTTGTTGTTGAGGAACTTGGCTGTGAGTGTATTACGAGCCCGGCTGATCAAACTCTCATTGGTCATGGTTTCCATGGTCCAATCAATGCCCAGTTGTCGGCAAGTGTTTGACCACTTGATGTAACTCATAAATGTTGATTCTGTCAACATGCCACCATAACACGGCATGCAAATATGAACTCGTGTGGTTTTTAAATAGTCTATGTTTACTTGGATCTGTTGTTGACCTGCCGGAGCAGCTGGTGGTTGTGTTGTGGGTGTTGCAGGTTGGGTTTCAGCCATGAGTTCCTCTATTAAAGTGTCTGATATTTAATAGAGTTTAACACACTTGGTTATTTTTTCCTATGATGTTTTTCGTCAATATAGTCCTGACTTGTGTGTTCATTCAGTTTTGATCGACGAAAATTAGCCAGTTGCTGTTGTATTTCTGTGATTTTTTTGGACAATTTTTCTCTACGTTCTCGCATGACAGCGACTGGATTGTCACCGGCAAAGATTTTTTCTTGGCCGTAAATAATGCCTTCTGCAGGTTCATTTACTCCTAGACGTTGATCAAATATATCTTTTATTTCTGGGTCTGCACTGCCATACAAGTCTGTAATGATTTGCATACGATCAGTGTCGTTGCCATCGCGATACAGTTTACGTATAGCACTGGCAGAATCAGCGTCTTGGCCTTGGACTCGAAAATTTACAGTGGGAGTAATAGCCACATAGCCGTGCGTGGTCAATGGTTTTAACTTTTTAAGATTGGCTGGTAAAGGTTGTAGATAGCTGGGGTCGCCGTTTTTCTTTGGAGCAAACGTAAAACGTTCGTGATCTTTGGCACTCACAGCAAAAATCAAAGCAGTTGTGGCTTTTCCTTCGTCACTGAGGCTGCCAACAATTTCTTTGGCTTGATAAGGATTTTTAACCTGCACAATGCGTCCTGCTGGAACGCCTAACCGGGTCATCATTTTTACTTTGTCAGCATAGGCAAATGGGCTGGTTTCAGGATCTTGCACCCCTGAAGTAGCAATGTAAACAGAATTTTCGCCGTACTGTTTAGTTAGATAGTCGTAGCTGGCCTTGTGCCCCAAATGGAACGGATGGAAACGACCGGGATAGATTACGAGATAGTTCATTATCTTATATTTATGGTCACATGTGCTCTAAAAGCCACAGGTACACAGGGGTAGTAAATTTCAAGCTCACAGTACCATTACAGCCTATCTCACCGTAAAATTTATCCTGCACAGGAGTCGGTAATTGTGCATTTTGATCATGGGTGTACACTGCATGAGCTGTTACTAATTGTCCTAGAGCTATTTCATCAAAGTTCAAGTCAGTTATAACTAACCTGGCATCGGAGATTATATTACCCTCCTGATCAACTTTGGTGTGGTCCTGTATTTTATTTTTTAGCACAAGACACAGTTCGTGTTCGGCAGCATCAGCGGATATTTCTATCTGAATTTTTTGATTGGATTGTACGTGTTCAGTATCATAAAATTTATTGTCATCAATCCAAGCTTCAAATCCCAATGGAACTGTTGCGTTGGTTGTGTCCAACGCAAATGAAATTGCTACCAAATTAGACATTTAATAGGCTACTGAAATGGTAATAGTGCCAGATTCAAAGCTGGTGATGTTGGCACGTAGCCAGGTAAAATTGCCCACCACGTTGACCGGAATAGTGCCGTTGTCAGCAGAACTACCATCTCCGTACGTGGCTACTTCAAACCATGGGGCAGATTCACGTGCATCGTTTAGGGTGGCTTCCATGGTGATTACACCCACAAAATTTTGCAACTGATACGTGATGGTTTGCAATGCTCCTTGACCACCGTAGTAGTTGGCAGCAGGAACAGCGTTGCTAAACCAATCTTGACTGCTGCCGTCGTAGTTACCGGATGCGGTTCCGTAGGTTACAGCGTCTACTAGAATCTGTGTGGTGTAAACGGTCATGCCTGTTTGATTTCAACCAAAGTGCCTGCACCTGCCAGTTCACCCACAACTGCTTCCAGTTGAGCAACTATATCGTCAGTCAAAATTGCTGTGGTGTTAGCATCGTCCTTGAGCAATTGGCTCAGGGTAATTACCAAAGTTTGTTCGTTGATTTTTGCCATAGTGTTTTATTTAGTCGGAATAATCTGCATGGTTTTTCTAATCAGGCCGGATCGCACCAACGACAGCATAGTCAACCAGGACATGTCAGTATGATCCACAAAAAAATAGTCCTGTGTACGGTTGAAACTGGTTGTGCACCAACTGGTAAGCGCAGGACTGATTCTTGCATGCCCTGTTTGATTGTTTAAAAAATTGGTCAGCATGGTTTTTTCGCCGGCAGTAAGTTTGGTTGTTCGAAAGTAACTGCGAAAATTATAACAAGAATTTTTTAATTTCAAAGTATTTTTAGGCCGTGACACCTGGGCTCGGGTGTAGATTTTGTGATCCAGTATGGCTAATTTAGACAGTTGTTGCACTAGATCAATACTGTTGGTATAGACCCATCCATAATTGGTACTGACAACCAGTTTAAAATCCACTGCACAGGTGCGCAATACGTCAGCAAAATCATACAGGTGTTGTTCAACCAAATCAGTAATTTCTTTATAATCGCGGCGAGTCAGAACTGATCTATTGGCGCCCTTTTTATTCAAGGTAACCCAGCGTTGCTGTGCTATCTGGCGCCATTCTCGTCGCCGTTCAATCATATGACCAATTTTTACACGGTCAAGATCCTGATCACGCAGGCAACTGATTTCTTGCAGGACAAAGTTGACAGAATATTCGAAGCGATCATAAAATAATCGATCCTTGTCAACTGATCTAAACTTCAGGGTTGACTTGGTCGACAACGATATATCCATCCTCAGTTACTACTACCTTACTGGCCGGAATTTCTGTGACAAATTCCACTGCATCATCTTTGATTGCAGCATGTATTGTGCAATTTTCCAATCGGTCAAACAGAATACGTTTACTCAATGGCACACGAATCAGTTCATCAATTTTGCGACCCAAGGGTCTAGCACCCATTTTATTATCATAGCCTTTGTCTGCCAACATGTCAACTACAGACTCAGCCAAGGTCAATCGAATATTTTTGTTTAGCAGACTGTCTTTGAGTTCATCAACAAATTTCAACACCACTTTCTTAATTGCTAAGGTATCTAGTTTGTTGAACCGACACACACAGTCTATACGATTACGCAGTTCTGGTTTGAAAAACTCTTTCATAGCACGGTCTTCTGATCCGGTACGTTCTAGACTTTGTCCAAAACCAATATTGTTGGTTTCGTTGTCTCGGGCGCCCAGGTTACTGGTCATGATGATTATGCAGTTTTTAAGATCTACAGTTTTGCCATTGCTGCTTGTTATTCTTGCTTCGTCCAGCATCTGCAACATGATGTTGATCACATCCGGATGAGCCTTTTCAATTTCATCAAACAACAAGATACTGAATGGATTCTTGCTGATGTCACTGATCAACTTGCCACCGCCCAGATTGCCATCTTCGAAGCCCACATAGCCTGGGGGTGCACCAATCAGGCCCGATACTGTGTGTCGTTCTTGATATTCACTCATGTCGTATTTCAACAGCTTCATGTCAAGATGTTCACTTAACAATTTGGCCAATTCTGTTTTGCCGGTGCCGGTTGGCCCCAAAAACAAAAAGCTGGCAATGGGACGTTTGGCATTACCGATACCACTAAAATTGATATAAACACGTTCCAGCACACGATCTACCGCTGCATCTTGCCCGTATAGTTTTTGTTTGATGTTGCTTTCTAATTCAATGATCTTTACACTGCTTTCATTTTCTAATCGATCCAAGGGAACATCTGTGACTCGACTCAGTTGCTCCATGATCATGGCCTTGGTAATGGTAACATTGCCAAGATCTTTCACACGCTCTCTAGCACAAGCACCGTCAAGCAGATCAATTGACTTGTCAGGATTTTTACGATCATGTATATAACGACCACTTAGATCTACTGCGGCTGTAATGGCATCAGTGTCAATCATGACATTGTGGAAAGATTCCAATCTGGGGCTAAGGCCAATCAGGATCTGTTCTGTAGTCCCAGCATCGGGCTCGTCAATGCCCACTCGATGAAATCTACGCATGAGTGCGCGATCTTTTTCAAATGATTCGTAATATTCTTCCCAGGTGGTACTGGCTATGACTTTCAAACTGCCCTTGGTGATGCTGGGTTTTAACATGTTGGCCATGTCCAGGCTGCTTTGGCTCGAAGCACCGGCACCCTTCATGGTATGTGCTTCGTCCACAAACAAGATGCATTTTTTCTTGGTTTCCAGTGCGGTAATGACTGCTTTGAACTTTTCTTCAAACTCACCGCGGTACTTGGAGCCGGCTAGGAGACTGCCTACTTCAAGACTCCATACTTCGTGATCCTTTAGGAATTCTGGCACACGTCCTGCGCTGATCTCCTGGGCCAGGCCTTCCACAATGGCAGTTTTGCCCACACCAGGATCACCCACCATGAGCACATTGGCTTTAAACTTGCGGGCCAGTACAGTGATCATTTCATCTAGTTCGCCACTGCGACCGATCATGGGTTCTAGACGATCTTGTCCGGCCAAGTCTGTAAGATTGGTGCAGTGTTCGGTCAGTATCTCGGTGGCCTGCTGATCAGTGAGTCGCACGTCACTTTGTTTGTAATTGGCTTGATAAAATTCTGCAAACTCGGCTTTCTTGACTCCGTACTTGAGCAAAAAATAGTGCGCATGACTGTTGTTTTCACTCATCATGGCCAGATATAGATCCACAGTACTAATTGTTCTGCGCCCCGTGAACAGCACCTGTGTCAACGCACGATTAAACACACGTTCCAGTGCATTGGTCTTTTTGGGTTGCACATCCTTGGTTGTGGCCAATCCAGCCAAGCTGGCCAAATAGGCTTCTACTTCTTGTTCCATACGAACAACATTGGTGCCAAATTTTTCTAATACCGCACGGAAAGGTTGATGCCGTAACAAGGCCAACAACACATGCTCGGTCATTACATACTCATGTTTGCAATCACGTGCTAGTTTAACTGCAACATCAACTATCTGTTCAATTTCTGGATTGTTTTGCATGTATTCCTTTGTTAGTATGCATGAATTACTACTAGTTTACAATACTTTTGTGATTTTCGCAAGTCTCATGGGTATTTATTTTTGATATTTGGATCGAATCATGTCAATCAAATCTTCCGGAATATCCTTGGGTATTTGTGCCTGCACACGTATCAACAGGTCACCCGACTGTCCAGATCTATTTTGTAGGCCTCGGCCACGCAGTCGCATCAAGGTGTTGGGTTGAGTACCTGGCGGAATGGTCAAACTCAGATTGTTGCCCAGAATATCCTGCACATTTACATTGCAACCCAGGATCAAATTCCACACATCAATTGGGTGATCAGTAATTAAATTATGGGCTTGCCGCTCCCATCGTGGATTGGGATGTATTCTAAAGGTAATTATCAGATCCATCCCACCAGGACCAACGCCAGGATACTGCACACTGGCGCCATCGTCAATACCAGGCGGCATTTCTATCTCTACAGTTGTAGTGCCTTGATTTGTGCCCACGCTGATAGTTTTTGGACCGCCACGAGCTACGTCTTGCAGGGTGACCCATAAACTCATTACAGCACGCTGATGTTGCTGTCGTTGTTGCGGATGATTAAATCTAGCACCAAAAACATTAAATATGCTGTCAAAATTAAATGCCTGTCCGCCCATGCCTTCAAATTGATGCCGAGGATTGTCATACGCAGAACGTTTTTGCGGGTCACCAAGAGTGTCGTACGCACTTTGAATTTCTTGAAATCGAGATTTATCACCGCCTTTGTCAGGATGATGCTGACTGGCCAACCGCCGGTAGGCACGTTTAATAGTATCCGAGTCGGCGTCACGATCAACACCTAGAGTTTGATAGGGATTTTGCATATAAAGAAATTACAGACAGTATTGTAATTATACTGTCTGTTGAGACTTAATGCAATTACTTCTTGTCAGGAACTGGTGTGCCTTCGAGTTTTTTGTGTACCTTGATGGTTTTGCAGGCCCGTTTGGCGGTACCGTCTTTGTTTTTGACTGTTTTACCATCTTTGCCCACAACATCCTTGCAGACTTCTTTGGTTTTGGTTTCGGCATAAGTTGGAACTGTGAGTGTGATGGCCGCAACAGCAATTACTGTTGCCCAACAGATTTTGATAATTGCGTTCATTTTTTATCCTTGATCATTGAGGTAATTTTGGCCTGTATGGCCCGGGCCCAGAACGGTTGTGGAAAGTTCCAGCCTACAAATGCTCCTACTGCTATCCAAAATATGGTATCTAACATTTTACATCTCCTTAAATTTCTGGGTGGTCGGGTTGTACTGGTCCGCGGCCAAAACTGCCAGATGAGCTCATGCTATTTCCGCCCAAGGGTGCATTGCTAAAACTGGGCGCAGGAGTGTAGGCTCTAGGAGCTGGCGCACCAAAACCGGATGGTGCTGGTGTGGTGCTGGGCAGTTGTAGGCCACCGTTGTTGGCACCGGCCATTTTTTCCTGTGTACGACCATAAGCAGCAATACCCAAGATAGCACCCATGGCAATGTGAAACAGGCCAGCACCTTGTAGAGTAATGGGTTGCCATTGGCTTTCGACCTTGCCGTCGCCTACTACCTGGATCATGCTCCATAACACAGGAAAGATCACAAAGTCAGTGATACACACCAACATGTACATCCAACCCATGGCCGGACGCCATTTGGTATTCATCCAATCTTCGTTTTTCTTAGCACTTTCGCTTTTGACTTCTTCAGCGGGCATACCTGCTCCTTTTATTTTTATTATTATTACACTGCCGAGGCTATAGTGATCAGGGCAGTTATAGCTGTATTTAACCTTTGCTTGGTTTCAAATTGTGACACGTTTTCTGTGATGGTGATTTGACGCT